TTTCAATATTAATATTTGATAACGCACCACCAGTTTCAAGATATGTTACAGCATTAAAATTATCTTTATCTGTAAATGTAGATATCGTAAATTGATTTATATGTTGACCAAGAGGCTGTTGACAAATTACGTGACCATCTTCGCCAGATGTAATTTTATATGAACCAGCAAAATATTGTTTTTGTGTTCTTATCTCTATACCTTGTCGATATTGATCTAAGATATCTGTTTGGAAAAAATCATTTGAGAGTTCAACATAACTAGCGTCATCAAATGTATTTGGCAATTCATCTGGTTTAAAGATATTTTGAACTCTCATCGTTTAATATTACCCGCAATTTGTTGTAAGTATAATGAATCTCTGTGAAAATCTGTTGACAATGTTGTTAAATATCTTTCAACATTTCTATATTCTATTTTTGCACGTTCAAATGCGTGTGATTCAACAATAAACGTTGTGCCGTTAAAGATTGCTTTCATTGGAATTAATTGTTGTGCAATTGTGCCAATTAAACTTTCAATCCAACGATATGTTCCAAAGTATTGTTTAAAATCTAATTTAGAAACTAAACGCACAAAATATGTTGCGCTCAAAGCATCTAATATTGGATAATCAGGCGAAAACATACTTTCAGTTGTTCCAATTGCATTTGCTAATAAATCAGTATTTGCAATTGAATCTAACATTGCTCTATTTAATGATTCAACTAGCGATAACTCAATTGCAAATCTTGGATCTGGAATTCTTGTTGAATTTAAATTGCCAATATACGAATTGGAATTTAAGATTCTTGTATTTTGATTTGTGATTGCTTCGTCATATATTGATGGAAAGCGCTTATAATTAACAACAATTGGATGACCAATGTCTATATTTTGTTGAATGTTTGTAACGTCAATATGTCTATCAAATTTTGAATTATCAAATAATCTTAGCGTTGTACTTGTTTTAGAAATACGATCAGTTGGCGATAATTTTGTGCCAATATCTAAACGTATTTTTTCAAATGAACCGTCATTAATTGCCATTGCGCCATCAGAATTCAATAATGGATTATTTGACGCAAAAGAATTTACGGAATTTGCTTGTGCACTAAATTCTTCTTCGCTAATTGCTTTTGACCAAAATTGAATTTGTGTTACTTCGCAATCTGTGTTTGTAATTTTTGCAATTGAGTTAACAGTTGCATCATTTAAAAATCCAGTGATTGTATTAATTGGTAAATTACCACCAATTGTTAAATTTGATCCACTTGCATTATAAGTTGAATCAATAATATTATATGAGTTATTTGAAACAATAGGCACAAAAGATGACGTTGAAAATAAAATATCATTAAACGCTCCAGCGTAAAGCGTATATGAAGCAGACGTATGTAAATCTGTTGCTTTATCTTCACGAATGTAATTTACACCAATTCTCCACGGAACTTTATTTAATAATGGCACATTTGTTAATGTTAAACTTGTTAATTCAGATCCACTAACATAACTTGGTCTTGCGTATAATGTAATATCACCATATTCAGAATTTGTATTTGTGAAAATAACATTTAACATTGTGTGTTCTGTGCTAGAACCAGTTATGTTTAAACGCATAAGGCTTTGTGTTAATAATAAAGATCCCGAAGGCCAACAATAAGTTGCCAATGCTGACCATGAACCAGATGTATATAAACCATCAGAAACATTATTTGAAATGCCAAATGGCGGATTATCAGTTTGATTTACAAACGCGCCAGCAATATCAGGCCATCCAGATTCAATTCTAGAACCAGATAACGGCAATGATTTTAATATAACGTTATTTTTTGTTTTAATAAAACTAGCAACGCTATTGCCAATTTCGAATGTATTTCTTAATAATGTTTCACTATGCCCGCCACGTTCTTTTAATTTAATAGATGCATTAGGATCTATACCCATTGATCTTAACGTTGATTCAATGCTGTGTAGTGTTCCTTTGGAAGATAAAATGTCTGGCAAATTAGTCATAAATCTTCGTAATAATGAATTTCTAACATTTTTCGCTGGTTGCGATGTTGAATTAGAAATATCATCACCAAAATTAAATTGATTTAATGTTGCATCAGAAAATAATTTTGGAATGTCAGATAATCCTGCATTGTTTAATGCATCATTTAAAAAGATATCTGGACATGTATCGAATTCATCATAATTAACGTCATTAATTGTAACAAAATTATCAATGCCTAATTTGATATTGTCAAAGAATCGAGCAATCGTATATAACAAAGAAACAATTAATTGTGTTGAACCTAAAACGTTTGTTCCCGGAATTTGCTTATTGTTGTTATTTGTATGTAATGTTCCGTTATTAATCATTCCATCAAATTTTCTAGCTTCTTCTAAATAATGTTGTGGAATTAATTTTAAGATATTGTTTGGATTTGCATTATCATACAAAGATCCTGTTGATAACAAATTATTTTTTAAAATAATTGTATCAGCATATTCTGGAAATAAAACTGGTGCAGATGTCGATTTTTCTTCAGTTAATATTAATTCAACTGACGACGTTATCTTTGTGACACCATTAAAGTCAGATAAAATTCCATGCAACGAATTGCCAGAACTATCTAGCGTTATTAAATCAAATGAACTAGAAGCATAACCACTTACGATAGGTGGTTCATTAAAACGAAAATATGCAATTAAATCATTTTGTGCAAAGACATTTTTATATAGTGAATTATTAATTTCAGTTTTAGTTAAAGCACGTTTCCAAAATCTAAATTCATCAATACTTCCACTAAAAGTAGCATCTGGAATATATGATATAAAATCATCTTTTAAAAATGTTGAACCTGATCCGATATACAAATTGGGTTGAAAAATATTTAATTGTGTTTTGATTGAACCACTTGACGTATTTGATAAGTTTCCATTGACAAATAATTTTAAATTGGTCAGTGTATCATCTGCATTATAAACACAGCAAACGTGATTAAAACTGTTTAATTGTAACAAAGCTTCAGAGTTTAGTGTAAAGTTATCTGATGTTACGCTAAATCCAAGAGAACAACTGTTTGCAACGCTAGAAGCCGTAACATATAATGTCCAACCAATATCATCAATTCCTTTGTGTTGTGCTAAAACCTGTAAAGGCGTATCTAAAAGCGGTTTAACATATAATTCAACAGAAAAAGAACTAGAATTAGGTGATAAAACGCCAGCGCCAGATTCAATAGAATTTGCATTGCCAGAAAATAATGCACCAACTCTATCAGCGACTGTAATATAAGACGACGATAATAAAATATGTCCTGTCCAAGTTGGAATCTGCGTTAAGACCCAGTTTTCAAACCCAGATAGACTTTGCAAAAATGTTGATACTTGTTCAAACGTACCATCATAAGGATACCCGTTAACAATTTTATTGAACGCAATATTAACATTAGCAGCAGCAGAACCAAAAAAAGTATGATTTTCAAATTTTGACCAATCAACTTTAAAAGATTGCGTATTATTAATTGCAGTTGTATCTGAATCAAAATAAAAAGTTTTATCTATTGATTTTGGATCAAAATAAACGCTTCTAGAATCTGTTTGTGTTAACAACATTGTTGTTCTTTAATTGTAAATGGTGCAGACGTTGTTCCAACTTTGATCAAATTTTTACCATCATAAACATATGCTTGTAAAACATAACTGCCGCCGATTGGTAATGCTGATGTATGTAACTCCCAAAAGTGTTCAAATTGATTTAAACTCGTTAACGTTGATTTTTGTATAATATTTGGTGCAATTATAACTTTTCCAGTTAAAGCATTTAATATGCTAATATGCAAATTTTTGATTGGAACATTTAATGAAACTCTTGGTTGTTTTACAACTGCAATTTGTTGTGATCCTGGATCAAATGTTGCAATTGAAATATTCATAAATGAATCTGTGTAATATTCTGAATTAAGATTATAAAAAGAAACAATAATGCGTTTATAATCAATTGTTGGAACATTACTTGGCATCGTGAACTTCAATTTTCTATCTGATTTTAACAATACGTTTGATGGCGTTAACCAACTAACTTCAGTAGAAAATGAACCAGATGCATTTACATTAAAACTAACAATAGGATCTAATGATGAAATTGCAAACGTAGAATAATATTGTCCAATCACTGGTCCTTCAACACCAGAATATTGCGATGCTGAAAATGAAGCAGACCAAGACCCACTAGACAATTTCATAATCATGCAATTATTTCCAAGCAAATTTGAGTTTAAATAACTTGCGTATGCAGGAATTCCATTCTTTTTAAATGAAACATAACATGTATTGTCTTGATCAATAACGGGTTGCAAAGAATCATCAAAGATGCTTGCGTCCCATTCTAATTTTATATACGGACGTTTTTCTTGTGCATATGCACTTCTTGAAGAAAATCTCTTGACAAAATATGAATTCTGATCATCTTCTAAAGAACCCGTATATGATATTCTAAACGCAGTCAAAGACAACAAACCGAATTGTTTATCTCTGACATGACGCGTAACATCCATCACAAGGTCTTCAGTACCTTCGATTAGTGTTTGAGATGCTTCGAGAGCACCGTTTGCATTCGTCGTATAGTAATCCACGGGGTCAGAAAACGGGCCGCCCAGACCGCATCCTGTCACATACCATGTAGTTGTATTTGATGATGTCAACCAATTTGCGTTATCAACATCACCCAAATAAACAATGTCACGACCAATTCCTTCACGAAACGGAGCGCTTAATGGATATGCAACGATTTTAACATTATCAGGAACTTGCTGTCCACCATAAGCATCATGCAATACTAAAGTTGCTTTAACTGACGCATTGTTAATATCAAATGCACCAGCATAACGAGCATTTGTTATCCAAGAATCATCAAAATTTAATAATAGTCTTGTCAGTTCTGTATTGGGAACTCGAGTATTTCCAACTCTTGTTGCGGTTTGATTATATAATTTATATAAATCTAGCGTGCCGGCATTTCCTGTATTGCCAGTGTAGACCCATTTGTTATCAATGAATCTTTTTGAAATATACGTATCAGAAGAACAAGTTAAGTGTCTAATCATAACTAAACTGCCTTTGCAATAATATCTTGTTCAGCATAACGTAATTCAAAAATTCCACCTCTTGGCGGAATCAAGAATCCTTGTCTTGTTTGAGATTCAACATCAAATAATTCACCCGGATAAAATCTATTATTGACATTACCAGAATATGTAACAAATTCTAAATTGCCAATTGAGCTTACACCTTGAACTGAGAATAATAAATTTTTCAAATTATCAATTGAAATTTTCTGATCAATATTTAATTTGTTTTGTGATAATTCAGTTGTAAGAACGTCAATTGCACGATTTAATACAACAGATTTATTCAAACCTGCTGACACAATAATTTCAAATTTAACACCAATATTGATAATGCTTGCATCTCTAATGTCGATAGAATCAGCAATTAATCTGTAAGGATTTAACCAAGAAACTAAATTCTTTTTTAATGTTTCAGAAGAATATAATAGTTTGTTGTCTGCATCTCTGGAAATAATAAACAACTGTGAAGACGTGGGATTAATAGGATCTGTTGTAACGTTTGCACGAAAAATTCTTCCATAACGAGTTGTCATAGAATAAACTCTTGCAATTAAATCTTCTTTTGTAACAATTCTATTTTGTGAACTTTTAACTGTTGGAATAATGCTACGCATTTCATCAATTGTTAACGGATCTTCGCCGCCAACAGCAGATGTATCATTAATCGTTGCAACGGTTGATTTAACAGCAGAGATTAATGCTGCAGATGTTGATAATGGAAATTCCATCTTAATTGTTTTGATGCTATTAATTTTTTCTTGAATAGTGTTATGTGTTAATCCGCCACCGAATCTATATGTAATTGTTAACGTAACATTTGTGTCAGCAACACCCAATGTTTTTGTTTTTAATAATTTTTGTGGCGTAATCGAAACTTTATCAAAAAACTGTTTTCCTCTAAACGGAATTGCAAATGTAGACGGATCTGGGACAGCATCATCTTCTAATGCCAAACCATCACCTGCACCAAAGATTAAAGTTGTTTGCCTAGTTTGTGGATTGTAATCTGTTGTAAATCTATAAGGTGCTGGAATTGGTGTTATAACGAAATCAACGTTATCAGAATTTTTTGTTATATTTGAAACGCCTGTATACACAGTGTCATGCGTTAATGCTTCAACTTCATAATATGTGTTTCCATTGCTATCAACAACTGACAATATTTGTGTTACGTCTTTTTGTGATACAGTAATTTTTCTAAATGGTACAAATTTATCATTAATTGAAAATGTTTCTTCAATATCTTTTCCTGATGTGCAGTCTCCGATAGCGCTAACAGAAAATGATTTTGGCAAACCATCACTTGTTCTGTCTAATATTTTTACAGTTGCTTTTAAAACATTATTGATATCTTTATCAGCAAAATTTATGTCGTTTAATAATATGAATTCAACAGAACCATCAGAAACAATTGAACCCGCTTTAATAATTGGCAACAAAGTTTCATCAGGAACCCAATTATTATTAACTTTAACAGCAGGAACTTTTATAAAGAATCGTTGTTTTTCAACATAAGCAGGTGCTGCACCACTTAACTTTAAACCTGCAGCTCTAGCAAGTTTTTGAATATTTTTTATTTCAACTGCAGTGTTTACATCTAATTCATTAAATTGATGATCTAAATAAAAGCTTAAAGAATCGCCAACAAGAGCACACATGTCAATAACGAGCCCACCAAGTCCAGACTCGCTTAAATCTTTAATTTGATCACCAAGAAACGTTCTAGCATGTTGGAACATTTCTGCTCTGTAAGCATCAAAATCTTTTGCTAAATATCGTCTTGGTATTATTGTTTTTGTTGTCACGTATAATATGTATGTATGATTATAGAATTATGTAATTCTAAGTTCAATTTGTAATTGTTTTCCGATGATACCCAACGTGTTAATGTTATAAGAAATATTAATCTTAACAAAGTTATTATTTAGCGTTGAAGAATAATCTTCTAATTCTATAAATGGTAGCCATTTTTCAACTGACAATTTAATTCTGTCTAAAGCTTCTTCGTCAAATTGTTCAATTCCATTAAATTCAGTGCATAACGGCAATAAATTTGCGCCGTAATCAGTTAATACTAATCTTTCGCCACGATTTGTCAATAATAAATTCTTTAAATTATCATGCACTAAATCCGCAAGCGAAGTATGCATTAAGAAAACATCAGCGCCAGTGTTTGCATACTGCAGTGGCGTCACTGGACCAAACTGTGTTCTAATTGCATTAAACTGTTGTATTAATTGTTGTTCTGTTGTTTTACCAACACTTTTAAACGAAAAGCTGCTCATCCGTTTGTTACTTTCTTAGATGCAAAATCGCCCTGAGCTTTTGCTGCTAACTTTAGATTAACAATCATATTATTAAGACTCGTCGTAATTTTTACAATTTCAACAAATTGTTGTTTTGCTGCGGTTCCAACAGTTCCTGCATTAATAGTAATTATTAAATCACTAAACAGATCTGCTAATGAATTACAAAAAGCATCAAATAACGGCGCTGGGTGTTTTGTGCCTCCAATTGATATTTTATCTGCATCTAAGTCAATTGAATCAGAACTTTTTAATTTTGTAGTTTTAGAAGTTGTTTCAAAATTATTGTCAATTTTTATTGTATAGTCGTTGCTAGATTTTAATCCAACATTGCCTGAAGCGTCCAAAGCAAATTCAGATTTAATTGTTGCATTATCTGCATCTGTTAATGTTCCGTTATCTAACTTTTTATTTTCTATGCTCGCTAATCTTATATTTCTTCTGCTTATTAATCTAAGATCGTCAGCTTTGTGCGTAATTGATGAAGCATCAGTTGATTCTAGATCAAGAACTGATTTTTCTAATTTAAACGCATCATCTATTTTAGCGTTTTGCGCTATATACGTTCTTGCAGCGTCGTTAATAAAATCAGGATTGCCTTCTGTTGGATTAATATTGTTATAATCTTTTGCAGCTTCTGTTGTGCCAATATCGTTTTCAACAACAAAAACGCCAGTATCAGACGTTCTTCCTCTGCCTACAGTTATATCAATTGCAGCACTTGCTGGTTTATCTTCTTCTGTCTTTTTTAAACCGCTCGTGTCTTTTGTATAAGCACTTGCTTCTCGATGTGATCCTAATACAAGAAGTCCACCACGGGCGCTTTCAATGCTTGTATCATCTATGCGTCTTTTAAATCTTGGCACAGGTTCAATTGTACGTAATGAACCACAAATCGATCCTGTGATAACATTGACATATGCATCTTGCCCACCATATAAAGTTTCTGTTTCACCAATTACAATACCATCAGAATTTATAACACCGTTATTAAATGCGTAATTTTGTTTTTGATTTTGTTTGGTTAAATTTACTTTAAACGTTGGATCATGTTCTCGCGGATGATGCATGATATTTGGATCATCAACAAATTTTACTGACGGCAATCTACTTAACCAATAACCAATTGAATTAACGTCTTCAGGATCTTCAAATAATGCTAATACATGTTCGCCAGCTCTGATTGGCATTCTCATATGGCTTATTGCTGGAAATAAAATTGTAGATTGTTGAATAGACGTTAATCCGACGTTTATTAACGTTGTTGCAATGATTGTATCTCTTGGCGCAACTCTTAATAATTGAGGATTTGTAATTGATAATTTATATTCTAACGTTGCATAATCTTCGTCAGTTAATAATTCAGGATCTGTAATTACTTCAAGCACAATCATTCTTTGAATTTGTGATTTTTGCTGAAAATGATTATATTTTTTATAATTGTTTAAATACTGTTCACTAGTACCTTCAGTAATATGTTTATCAATAGAGTTCATATTTATTATTTATTATTTGCAATCTGATCATACAAATCAACTGGTGAACTCTTTTCATCTTGAACTTCAGGTGTTTCACTTGCGGCTTCAATTAAATCAGCAAGTTTTAACAATTGATCATTTGCTTTATTCATTCTTTCAATAAACGCTGATATTGTTTTACCGTGAATTGCGTGTTCTGCTGATTTAGAAGCAACGATATTAGCAAGATCATCATATTGCTCTATTGCTCTTTGGCGATCAGCAAGACTATTTGAATAAATTAATAACCACAACTTTCTTTTTCTTTCATCCATTGTAGATGAAATTGTTTCAAGTAAATCACTAAAATCTTTATTTGTTAAATTATAAGTTTGCATTTCGAATTTTTTTATAACGCTTTCTTAGTTTATTAATTGCAACTGTAAATTCCCGACCCTGCGAAGATAAATGTTTTAATATATGAACAATGGTTGTTCGCTTATGTTGATCAATATTGTCAGGATTTTTGCAGATTTTTAAAATCGCTATAAAACACTTTTCTTCATGCGGCGAAAATGTTTTGCGCTGTGATTGCAATGCTTCTAACATAGATACCAAACTAGGCGAATATTGAATTGCGTCTGCAGGCGGAACATATTGTTGTCTAGCAATTGCGTTATCATCATCAAAAATTGAATTGTCGTCTTCTAATGAAATAATTCTTTTTGCATGCATTGCCCTTGCACGAGATGCAACTGTTAACCAATTTTTTGCAACAACGTTAAAATATGAAAACGCAGTTGTTCCTCTAGAACCATCAAATTTTCCTAATGTTTCATATAAAAATGATACACAATCATGCTTTAACTCATCAGAATCTTTATACAATGCTACATATTTATGAATTCTAATTAAATTATCTACTAAAGCATAAAATGCTGTTTCAATTTTATCGTGATATAATAAATGTTTTTCTTCGACTGAAGTTAATTTTTGAAATTGAAGAATAGCATCTTGTGTATCTTTTGTAAAATAATGTTTTTTTGCATCTGCTTTTTTAAAGTTTTTCTTCTTCTTCTTCAATTTCAAAATTGTCATTATTTAATCCATTGGAAGTTAAATTTGTGATAAGTGTTTTAATTGCTGCGATATGTTTAACAAATGCACGAACGCTAGGATCATTTGATAAAATATCACGTTTTGATAATGTCATAATTGATTTTACATGATTATTTAATTCAACTTCAATAGATTCATATAAATTACGCAAATCCCAATATGCATTCCAAACTCTATATAATGCAATGCTTAAAGCAATTATGCAAATTAGTAAAAATACAATAACGAAAATCATAATAAACTTTCTAACGTATTATCCCACAAAGATTCAACGTATATTTCGTTATATTTTTGTCGAATTTGTTTTTGTAATTCCAAAGCCCAATCTTTTGGCATTGCATAATTTGCATATAATTTTAACAACTTTTGTTTAAAAGCATTAATATCAGGTTCTGCCCATTGTGCATTATTGACAAATATAAAGTTATCAACTTTGTTTTGCGGAATGTTTATTAATTGATGTGGAATCTTTGTCCATTTGCCCAAATTTAAATATTCTGTATGTGCAGACCAATCAGTTGCAATAACTGGCAATCCGCAAGCAGCAGCTTCTAAACAAGGCAATCCAAAACCTTCACCACGAGTTAATGACACAAAACATTTAATTTTGGGATGTCTATATAACGAACCCATTTCAGCATTAGACAAGTTGCCATGCACAATTCTAATCTTGGGTCCTGATTTACAATTTTCAGATACAAATTTTTCAAAAACGTTTCTAACAATCGTTGCATCTATTGCAGTATTTCTACTGGAATTTGTTTTAAGAATAATTGTGCAGTTATTGTTATTGATAAAAGCTTCGCGGATTGCTTTAATTGTGTTAAAGATATTTTTTCTATCAACTTCAGACGTAAATCCAGTTAACTGTGATACAATCAAAATTCCAAAATCTTCTTCAAATTCCACAGGACATTTAACGTTATCAAACAATTCGTCTGAAAATGATTCAGGAACGATTTTTATGTTATTACTGTTTGCACCAGCTTTGACCAAACTTGACTTTGCATGATTTGAAGGCACAATGATATGCTGCAGTTTATTGCATGATTCTGCCCATTGCGTTGATGCTAAAGTTGTTTCAATTCCAGCGGTAACACCAATTGTTGTTTTAGATAAACTTGTATCCCATTCAGATGGCAACTGCAATTGAATGCTAACATCATAATTAGAAGGCGCTAAATCAAATTTATCACGCAATGAATCAATTGCTGCATCAGGACCCTTTAAAAACCAAGGAGTCGCTCCCC